GGTGCGATGGCACTTGCTGAAGGTCTTGAGGGTATTGGGAAAGTTCAACAACAATTTGGTGCATTGGCTGGTAATATCAAAGGCGGTGTGATTAACGCATTCAAAGCGTTGGGCAATATGTCTACTTTGGCATTTGGCGTAATTGGAGTTGCATTGACATTGATTATCACCAATTTTGATACACTCAAGAAGGCGGTGATGAGTTTGATTCCCGGTCTTTCATCAATGGCAACATTTGTTGGTGGGTTGGTTCAGAAGTTTACCGATTGGGTTGGAATAACATCCGCTCAAGATAGGGCATTGGACAAATTGAACAAGACAACGGGCAAGACGAATGAGCAACTTGACCGAGAGATTGCATTGTTACAAGCAAGAGGTGATCAAGTCGGTGTGTTCAATAAGCAACGGCAGCAGTTAGAAAATAACCTTGCACAAGCTCGTGCAAACTACGGCAAGAACACGGAGAAGGAATGGGGTAAAATCATTCTTGACACGAAGAATGCTTTGGCAATTTTGAAGATTGAAGAAGGCAAGTATAATGCAGAAAGAGCAGCGGCTGCGGCGGCGGCTGAAAAGGCAAGATTACAAGCAATTAAAGATGCAAAAGACCAATCAGCGAAAGAGCTTGAAGCGGAGAATGAAAAAAACAAGAAGCACGAGCAAGAACTCCAAGACGAATTGTTTAACATTCAAGGTGCTCAAATTGTTAAAAATGCAAAGCAGTTAAAAGCACAAACGGCACAAGATATTGCGGATCAATTAATTCTTAATGAGCAAGAAGCCGTAAAAAGAAAAGCCATTAGCGACAAGGCAACTGCCGACCAATTAGCAAATGATGCTGCCATTAAGCAATCCAAACAAGATTTATACTCAGCATCAGTTGATTTGGCAAATGCAGTCATTGGACTTGCTGGTGAACAATCAAAAACGGGTAAGATTCTTGCAGTTAGTGTAATTGCAGCAGATACGGCAATGGCACTTTCCGCTGCGTTAAAAGTCAGTCAATCACCATCACCTGACAATGTCGCAACGGGCGGTCTTGCCGGTGCAGCAAAGTACATTGGATTGGCAGCAATGATTTTGACCAATGCCAAGAAGGCAAGGGATATCCTCAAAGGCGGTCAGCCGTCAGCACCTGCACCAGGACAAATGAGTGGCGGTGGAATCCCACAAATGTCAGCACCAAATATCAGCTCATCACTACCATCAGTAAGCGGATTTGATACCAAAGTTTTTGTGACTGAAGGTGACATCCGCAGAACAACCGATCGTGTGGATACTACGAGAAAAGTGTCCGTTGTCAAATAGTGCTATTTAAGAAAGATGAAACTACCAGTTTACAAATTAGACATCAACGAGTGGGATGAAGAAACAGGTCTTGACTTTGTTTCTCTTGTCGAATCTCCAGCCATACAAAAGGACTTTCTTGCATTTGTTGAAGTTGGTCAGAATGAAAATAAAGACGAATTCATAACTCGTTGCATCAAATATGTAATTGACGAAGGCAAATCATCAGAACAAGCCGTTGCAATCTGCAATTCGATGTGGGATCAACATTTTTCATTTGCCAAAGTGAGCTTTGATTGGGATGGTGTTGGTTCAACTGCTGATGGTAAAAAGATGATCCAGGATGCAATTGACAACGGTGACGAAGTATATGTCATTTCGGCTCGTGATTCAAAAGAGAACATTGATATCAATTTGCCAAGTGATCACATATTTGCAACTGGAAGCAACACCGCAAAAGTTAAAAAGGTCAAAGCACTTGGAATCTCTAAACACTATGACAACAATCCTGATGTTGTCAATGAATTGGGGAGCATTGGTCAGAAGTTCAAGATGGCATTTGCTATCCAAGACGAGGAAAAACGAATCGTTACTGGAGCAGCAATGATTGCTGATTTACCCATCTATCGTAGAGACGATGTTCGTGGTGAATATTATGTAGTATTTGACAAGGAGAGCATCTTCAAGATTGCGAAAAAGTGGGCAAGAGGGAACAAGTACGATGCGGTGAACACACACCACAAAACACCAATCGCAGATGGGGTGAGCTTATTTGAATCATACATCATTGATCGTGAACGGGGCGTGATGCCACCGAAGGGATTTGAAGAAGTTGCCGATGGTTCTTGGTTTGTTTCATACCTAATAGACAACGAAGATGTGTGGTCAAAGGTAAAGTCAGGCGAGTTCAAAGGATTCTCAGTTGAGGGTGTTTTTGACTTTCCAGTTGATGCTGATGAGCAACTAATTGAGGAGATGAAATCCTTGCTTTCCAAATGGAATGGCAAATAAAATTGCAACACTTAAAACAAAAACCTAATTATATAACAAATGAACGCAAAAGAAACATTGAAGGAAATCCGCACAATGCTTGGATTCTCTGACGAACCCGTTGCCGTTGAATTAGCGACTGCTACTTTGACCGATGGCACTGTAATTACTTACGAAGGCGAATTGGCAATCGGAACTGCCATCTTCGTTCAAACTGCTGAGGGTGATATCCCAGCACCTGATGCAACCCACGAGGTTGAAGGTGGAATGTTGGTGACAACTGTTGACGGAATCGTTACTGAAATCGTTGAACCCGAAATCGAAGTTGAAGTAGAAGCCGAAGAGTTCGCAACCGTAAGTGCATTCAACGAAGTAGTTGCCAAGATGGAAACTGCAATCGCTGAATTGACTGCTAAGGTCGCAACATTGACTGCATCAAACAACACACACAAAGAAGCAATGAGCAAAGCAATCGACTTGATCGAGAAAGTTGCTGATTTGCCTTCAGAAGAACCCACAAAAACTCCCGTTTCAAACAAGAAAAACGACAAGTTTGAAGCACTCACAAAATTCAAAAACTCACTAAACAAATAAAAAAATGTCATTTACCGTATCTTCCTTAGCCGCCTACACCAACGAACAGTCAACTGATCTGTTGGTAAAAGCATTGTTCAGCAACAAAACTGCTGCAACTTTGTACGCTTCAAATCAAGTGCAAGTAGGAGTAAAATCCGCTGCATCTTTGAACATCCTTGCTTCAACCGTTTACTTCCAAGCCGATGGTTGTGGTTACAATCCAAGTGGTGTGACTACATTCACTCAGCGTAACATCACCGTTGGTGCTGTGAAAGTTGAAGAAACTTTGTGTCCTAAAACTTTGGAAGCAAAGTGGATGCAAACACAAATTATGCCCGGTTCACCAACAATGATTCCTTTTGAGGAGCAGATTGGTAACGAGAAAGCAGCCGTGATTGCACAAACTTTGGAAACTGCAATTTGGCAAGGTGATACTGCAAGTGGTAACCCTAACTTAAACCGTTTTGACGGATTCAACAAGATTATTGCTGCTGCATCTCCAGTATTGGGTAACGCAACACCAACGACTTTCACTTCAATCACCAATGCAAACATTGATGATATCTTGGATCAAATCTACGCAAACATCCCTGGTGCAGTTGCTTCAAAAACTGACTTAGTTTGTTTCTTGGGTGTTGACGCTTACAAGTTGATGTTGGTAAACTTGAAGAACGCCAATCTTTACCACTATGTAGCTGATGCTGCAACTGAAATGAAAATGGTTTATCCTGGTACAAATATGACCTTGATTGCCGTTGGTGGTTTGAACGGAACAAACAAATTGGTTGCCGGTTCATTGTCAAACTTCTTCTTAGGTACTGACCTTGCAAACGAAGAAGAGGATGTGAAATTGTGGTATTCTCAAGATAACGATGAAGTTCGTTTCCGTTTGACTTTCGCTTATGGTGTGCAGGTTGCATTCCCAGGAGAAGTTGTTTATTTCACCCTTTAATCTGAGATAGGATGCCTTGTTTATTAACATCAGGATTTACCCTTGATTGCAAAGAAGCAATCGGGGGTATCAAAAGCATCCACCTAATCAGTTGGACTGCATCTAAGTTTACCGTTGTTAGTGGTGTAGTTACTGCAACAACTGTTGTAAGCGGTGATGTATACACTTACGAGCTACCGAAAGCAACCGGATCATTGACAAACACCACAAATGTTTCGATTGAGAACGGCACATCTTTCAACCAAGCAGACATTGCGTTCAAACTTCGCAGATTGTCAACAACCAAACGCAACGAGATGAAACTTCTTGCACAAGGTCGTTGCTATGCAATCGTGAAAACGAATAATGATGAGTATTGGTTAGCCGGTAAGGACTTGGGTTGTGATGTGACTGCAATGGTCAGCAACACGGGTACTGCAATGGGTGACTCTACTGGATACGAGGTGACTCTATCCGCAATCGAAGCCGAAGCACCGTTCATCTTACAAGCATCGGTTGTAACTACATTAGGAATTTAAGTACGCTTGATTCATAGAGAGAGAGGGTGGGCATTTGCTCACCCTTTTTTGTTACATAAAAGACAAGTCGCTATTTTCTTGTGATGTTGTTGATTACAAAAGCCGAATCCAAAAATTGGTATTTAACGCTGACCGAGAAAGTCACG